GAAACACTTTTTCGGTCTTTTTATCCAACTTGCCAAGGAAAGTATTGTTAATTCTGTCAGCTTCTGCATTAGTGCCAACCAAGAACGGCGCTTCCGGTATAACTTTGTCTGATTCGTTGTTCTCCAGATATGCAATGGATTTTCTAATATTGTTGCCATATTTAATATCATTCAGCACATACTTAAATCCCTCATCATTCTGCCTGCATACCTCATCAAGTTTGATATATTCAAATCCCATTTCTTTCCAGTATTCAGACATGAAAGCATATCCATGTTCATACTTTCCACCCTTTCCATAATCAGATCCATACATCCGACAGAGAATTTTTCGATCGTCTGTCGTAATAACTGGCGGAAGCTGGTAGAAATCACCTATCACGATTAACTGAATGTCTTCTTTGTCCTCTCCGATCAGAAGTCTGTCAACTGCTCTCTCTTCATTCTCCGTGATGATCGTCTTTGCAATCATATTGAACAAATCGAACCGGCACATGCTGATTTCATCAATGATAAGAACATCTGCTTCTTTCAGAAGTTCAGATCTGGATTTCACCTTTTTCTTATAGTCCTCAAATTTAATTGAAATATTCAATGCTCGGTGTACGGTAGTTGCCCCATATCCGATATTATCCGCTGCAATTCCAGTAGTGGCGGATACCAGAATATTTTTACCAGCTTTTTCCGCCTCATCGATGAACGTTTGGATAACCGTTGTCTTGCCTGTTCCTGCGTCACCTGTCAGAAAAACATTACTGCCAGACAGCATTGTATCTAATGCATATCTTTGCTTTTTATTGAGATCGTCTTTTTTCATTTTGTAACCACTCCTTGTAATAATTATGTTAACTGAATATTTTTGCAATATTCAGTTAATTTTGTTATAATAAATCTAATTGCATATACTTTTTAATTTTGTAACCCGTGTGTAACCGGCTTTTTTAATCCACTGGTTACGCCACAAACCCTTATTTTATGTGGGCTTCAGAGGTGTGTAACCGTGTAACCAATGTAACCAAGGTTTTTATATAGGAGAATCACTAGAGTATATGTTTTTTATACACTCTCAAACTTTCTCCTATAGGATGTTTTTTTTCGTGTTACAACGGTTACATGGTTACAAATTACGAAAACGGAACATTTGTTTCGGCATCAGCTGGCAGAAAACCAGTTTCAATAACCTCATTTTCTTGCTCGTTTTCAAGACTTTTTATATCAACAATCTTTACCGCAATAAGCCTCATTACACTTCCACCGTCTCTTTTTAGTACCGTATCTCTTTTTCCTGTGTGCTTGATTAACTCTCGATTAATCGCCCAGGCCGAAAAGGCTTTTCTGGAGAATCCATTGTTCTTCAAAAGGTTTTCAAGAGGTTTCGGATAAAAATATACATATACATCTCCATATTCATCTGGCGTTTCCTTGAATCCCCACTGATCACAGCTAAATTGCGCATCAAAGTGCTGTCCGTACACTGAGAGACTTTCAAGAATGAATTCATAGCATCTCTGACCTTCTGATACATCTTTCTTGCGTGTAGGTATGTCTACAACGTCCTCGACCGTCAGCTCACGTCCATCCTTAAATATGAAATCTGTAGCTAATTTGTCAGCCAGCAGAAGTGTAGATATTGCCATTACCTGCTTTGCTGGAAAGTCATATCCGTCAAAACCTTTCTCAATTTCGGCTTTCATTTCTTTCAGATCATCCGATGTGAACTGTTTGAGATTTCCAACGAACACTCTTCCAGCAAAGCCGTAGTTCTTCACGACAATGCCGTTAATCTCTGCTGGATTCTCGTAAATATCCTCACAACATTCAATTTCAATAATTCTGTTGATAGCTCCGCCGGAATCTGCAAATTCCGAAATAGGGTTCTCACCGTTGCAAATAGTCACATTACTCCATGTATTTTCCTTAGCTGCTCCGAGGTCCTTATTTGAACGTGCTTTTCCTTTGCCAGAACAGAGATTGTAAATCAATGTTTCGTAGTTATCCCGGATATACTGAGAAGCATTCTTCGAGTCGTCCAGAATCATCGGAAAGTTATTGAGCATATCTGCCCTTGTCTCCAATGATGTATCTGTTGAACGAAAATTCCCAACGTAGGCTCCCGGTGCCGGATTCCCCCAAACCGATGCCGCTATATTGATTGTTACCGTCTTTCCGCCTCCTGTCTGCCCATAGAAATCTACGATGAACGGTAGCGCATCAAGCGGCTGTATAAGAACACTCGCAAAAGATGCTGCCAGTGTTATTCGCGGTTCCAATCGTCCGCATGATCGTAGCTGCTTAGCCAGAGTCACCCACTTGAAGTAGTCTCCACTTTCCTGCATACTTTGGAATAGCGTTTTAAAGCGGTATTCACCGTCAAAAACGATTGAAAGGTCGTAAGGGACAAATGTATTACCATGCCACCCCAGTTTGCTTGTAGAGTGCTGTATGTCGATCATATCGGCATTGTACATTTCAACATCCGCCAGATACTTTACGAGAAGCCTTGCATTCTCTGAGTTGACCTGCACCCCGAACCTTGCAAGATTAGTTATTGCCCTGGAAGTCACAATGTCAATTTTTGGAACAGTTATTTCTGTCCAATATCCATCCCTTTTAAAAGCCACCGTGATCTGTTCCTCTCCTGTCTCGATGTTTTTTAGACGACGTATCGGCATGATCGGGTGGTGACATACAAGTTCTCTCGCCTTAGATGTTTCAGAGGAAAATATTCCGTTCTCTGTAGCTATCCAGCTGCCACAAGCCATGTTAGGATATTCCTTATCAACAGAATCAGGATAAAAGTTTGTGATGTTTTCAACCAGCTGCATGGAACGATTTGTTTTTTCTTCTTTTTCCTTTTCCTGCTCTACTTTCTGAAATTCCTTTATGAACTCTTCTGCTATGTGCTTTGCTTTCACACTTTTCGCCCGGTCCATCAGTTTGAATTTGATTTCTGAGCGGTCGATTTTACTTTTTATCGCAAAAAGCTCTTCATACAACTGCTTCTCCATAAAGTCTTGTGCCTGTAAATTTTCAATATTTTCAAGAATTTTTCTCACCTCCTGACTTAACAGACAGCAATTCATATCTGCTTTTTTCTTTCTCGAGATTAAATTGGCACATATACCACTCTTCTGAATCAGGAGGGAACGTTTTTAGTGCTGTTTCGTACATAAGTATGTTTTTTTCTATCTGTTCAAGTTCACTATGATCCTGAACGGGATTGTATCTTTTTGCTTTGATATCTCGCACTTCATGCCTGATCTGGTTACGACTTTTGCCTTTTTTTGAAATATAAGTACCGCCCAGCTCAATAAATGCAGTGCTAAAAGGGATGGATTCGTATTGCATCACGAAATCAAACACATCGCCACCGGTTCCACAGCCGAAACAGTAAAAGGAATCATCGTAGATTTTGCAGGATGCTGACTTTTCCTTATGAAAAGGGCAACATATAAATCCTGCTCTATTCGGCCTTAGTCCGTATCTGGAAAGAATTTCCGACATTTTCACTGACTGTTTGATTTCTTCCTTAGTCATGACAGCAGCTCCACGATCTGCCGCCCGGTTTCTTCTTTTGTACAGAATTTAAATCGGACTCCGTATCTATCTCTGATTGTGCAGAGAGATTTATACAACTGGCAGCCATCAACAGCCTTGTCAGAGATTACAGTCTTTACTCTCTTACCGTTTACCGTCTTCCAGATAACTTTATGTTTTCGTGGATTCTCCCAGAAATATACATCACCAACTGATTTAATATCTGGTCCATGCTCACATAGGATAATCAACTGAATACCTGCTTCACGCGCCCTAATCAGCTCTGCTTTGAACCTTTCATGCTGTTGGCAGACATTTCCACAAAGCTCCTGCAAATCTTTTTTACGGTCAATACAGAGTTTTGCATTATCCAGCGATTGATAATCGCCGCAATACAATTTAGAGCGAAAATACTGCACTCCAAGGCTATCAAACTGACTCTGAATCCGTTCCCATTCTGATTTATGTTCCCTTGTGTCCACTTGTATAACCATTAAAAACACATCCTTTTAATTAAATGGAAGTTCTTCCTGTACACTATCCGGAATACTCATAAAGTCCGTACCTGCCGGACTTGCTCCCATGATAGCTTCTTCCTTCAGATGATCGTCATAGGCCTTTGTGGTACGCTCTTCCGGAATATCTGCATCTTTGATTCCTTCCACGCTGCGGAACCATGCAAGTTTGTGACGTTTTACTTCTTTATTGTCGTACCAGTCTCTCTCCAGACGGAAGATGCCGCCGATCAGTTTTCCCTTAAACTGCTGCCCGAAATTATCGCCCCACTTAACGGCAAATCCCGGATTTGACTTTTCTACGCATGTGATAAAAGTTTTAAGATTACGGACGCCATACTCTACACTCTCGTCAATGACCATATAGTTAGTGCCGGCATTCGGATATTTCTTGTCTGGACGGATATCATTTTCAAACTGCTTCATAAAGTACCCCGCCTGTTCGTCTCCTTCTGCAAAATCAAACAAGATAACGAGCATATCAAGTCCACCCTGTGTTTTTTTCTCTAATACCTGCTTAATTACCATTTTGTGCCCGCCAAGAGCAATCGGTTCAAATTCTCCTGCTGCCTGTGTAGTATCGTAATTATTTGGTTTCTGCATTGTCTGTTCCTCCTAATTCATAATAATCTCTGATAACCTTGTCAACTTCTGCAAGGTCGTTATCAATAGTTAAACTGTCAAACATCCCGATCGGGGACTTACTTACCGCTCCCTGACTGGACTGAGTGACAAATAAGTGCTTTCCACTCTCTTCGATGCATCGAAGAACGATGGTAAACATGCCCTCGATGCAAACTTTTTCGTCCAGAAGCTTACCAATTGTCTTAGGCTTTACTTCCCCGGAGTCATCTTTTTCCTCATGCATCATAAGGTAAACAATTTTATTCTGCGGTACTTTTGTTACAATGAACTGGATAAGATTCCAGAAATAGTCTCCAATATCATTGTACAGAGCGAACACTGCATTGCCTTTTCCAGCAGAAGCGTGTCCCTTCATAAAATGATTCGTGATAAGATACCCTGCATCATCAATTACGATAGACTCTGCTTTTGATGCGATCAGGCACTTCATTACCTGCTGGTAATCATCTGTAAACCATCCGTCAATCTTTCCTTTAAACGGAAGCGGTTTATTCAATACTCTAATAAGATTCCAGTGTTCATTCTGGCAGTTCCTAAGACTGGTACTCTTGCCAGAACCAGATTTTCCAATAATTAATACGGGTGTTGCCATTGCTATTCCTCCTTGTCATAAACTACATGTTTACTGCCCTCGATAATCAGCAAACTTGCAATATCTTTCATTGATAAGGTTGATTCGTTATAGATTTCGACCAGTGCGTTGTATGCGTCTGATGAAACCTTTACAACCTGATTGTCTTTTCCGGTTACCAGTTGTTTCTTTCTTGCCGGAATACGGATTTCAAATTCACTCATTCGTTTCCTCCTTATACGATTTCTGAGCCGTTAAAAGCCCATTTAGAGCCTGTACATAGTTTGCTAGCATTCTTGCCTTGTATGATTCTTCAATGGGGTTATCCGGGACTGTGGCAAGCTGTATATCAATCAATCTCAGAACTTCATTAATTCTCTCATCCATGTTCACACCGCCTTGAAAAAACAGTACAGGTTGTCTGAAGCATCTCCGAACTTCTCTCCATCAATATCTTCGGCTTTGTGGTATTCCACATGATCCAGAGACATATCACAGTTTTCATAATCCAGAATGTAATCACCTCTGGACTGAAGCTCTCTGAGCAGCTCGTTGATACATCCTGCTATCTCCAGACTGGGAAAAAGCTTCATAATTGCTATCTGTTTACTCATTTGGACACTTCCCATCTATCAGAAGTTCCAACAAGAAAGCTTTGATTTTATTAAGCTTTTCACGACTTTCTTTCTCGTAAAATGGGTCAAAAGATACGTTTTGGTACAAATCCCACTCGAATTCGCCGTCGGGAAGGTCAACGTCTTCTTTTCTTTTAATTCCCCTTACGTTCAGACCGTAGCTTGAATAATCAAACGTAATACTAGCTGTCGGAACTTCGTTCACAACTCTTTTACAGAGTTCATAAATTTCATCAATCTCTTTCTCGAACATCTTCTCATCCTCCTTATTTCCTACTGCCAGTCTGCTTTCATCTGGCGTACCGCCCATGCTGCCGAGATACCGAAAAAGATGTTTAGCCAGATAGGTATATCCACATATTTCCCGGCAAGCATACAAACAGCAATTAGCATATATTCTTTCATTTCATTTCTCCTGCAATCCACACAAGGTTGCTTGCCACCAGTGCGGCGACTGTCACAATCCATGCAGTGAACCATCTTTTTGACTTTTTCTTACTTTCTTCGACAATTTCAGTCGCAAGTGCTACTTCGATGTCAGTCCATGTTGGCTGATTTTCGTTTCTAATTTCACTCATATCGTGCTAATTTCTCCTTATTTTTTCTTATTTGTCTTTACAATTAGCAGATAGAGAACTATAATGTATCTATCCACTAAGGTGTTTTAGTGGTGCAAAGCTCCGGGGCGGAGGTGTCGACTCCCTCCGGGGCACTCACTTATTGAGAGCCTCTTTGCCTTTCCAGACATGACCAGTTACTTCATAGACTTTCCTAGGGCTTATGATGTATGTGATTCGGCCACCGGAAAGGCTTTTTGCTGGCTTGTTATTCTGCACAGCCACGCCGATCGGCAACCATCCATACACAATCCCTGCCCGGATTGCTGTAATAGGAAGTCCAATCAGTTGACTTGCATCGGCTACAGTCATATTCTCTGAAGAGAACTCTGGCATCTGCGGAATGCCTGATATGATTCTTGCCACTTCAGCGGCGAAATCATGTACTTCTGCATTTTCTTTGATGTAAGTATCAACTTCGCTCATTTTATGCTCCTTTCTTGGTTTCTTTCTGGTCAGGATCATCTGACTTATTCTCGGAAAAGCTTTCCGTCTTACCAAGAATGTATCCCTTGTCAAAATCTGACATATTAGGAATCGCGTTTTTCAGTTTTTCAACGATTCTTTTTTCTTTTTCTGACATGATTTTCTCCTCTCAAAATTTATAGTCTTACTCCGCTTGGACACCTGGCTTTGAACCTGCCATCATCAGCACCAGTAGGTTATCTCTGGTGGACGGTCATTTCTGACCGTTTCGGCTATTTCAGAATAATTTGCAAGGTACAAATATTTTCATCCACAATAGTTCGTATTGTTTCGATTTCTTTATTGAGAATTTCTTTCGTTTCGTCCTTTTTCAGAAATTCTTTATATCTGCTGGTTTTAAAATATAAGCCAAACATTTTTAATTGCACCTGAATTCTTGTATCTTTATCTACCACCTGTAATAATTCGTTTAATGTCATATCCTTTTTCCTCTCTTTCTTGCGTTGCTTTGTTTACCTTGTAAACACAGTATAGTCCCCCAGACAACATTTGTCAATACTTTTTTGTTGACTTTGTAAACATTTTATGATATTCTATTTTTAGAAAGGAGGAATTAAATTGAAAGACAGGTTTAAAGAGTTGCGAAAAGAATTAAACGTAACTCAGCAAGAATTTGCAGACAAACTAAAGATAAGTAGGAATTTTGTAGCGCAAATTGAAATGGGAAGCAAAGTTCCGTCAGATCGGACTATTGATGATGTTTGCAGAGAATTTAACGTAAACGAAGAATGGCTCAGAACTGGAAACGGAGATATGTTTATACCCGGAATTAAAGACAAACAAATTTCTGCCATGCTTGCAGACGTAATGAAATCTGGAGAAGATTCTTTCCGACACCGTCTCGTGTCTGCATTAGCCAGATTGGATGATGAGGGATGGGACAATTTAGAAAAACTTATTGACATGATTTCTAATAAGTAAAAAGAAAGACAAGGGCAATGCGCAAACCCTTGTCTTTTTTAATGTTATCCGATTAGCCTTTTCACAAATATATAAATCACTTCTATCCAATGATTATTCGTGCATTTTTCAATCATCTCAATAATTTCCTTCTTATAATCCATAATAACCCTCCCTGTCACAACTACCGCCTACACTACAATATATGTCCGGCTGTGGGAAATAGAACCGAACATTAGTTCGTTTTGCTATTATACCACCAATCCCGACTCTTGGCAACTGCCAATGATATACATGGATTTTCGTTATTTCATACATGAACTTTGCAATCTCAAAGAAAATTATGCTTTCGTAGAGGAAAAATGCGAGATCGCAAACTTTTCCACTACTATCGTCTGCATGTGGATACTTCTGGACAGAATGGTCCTGATATACTATATACGAATGAACTATCTGCATATCTTTCTGATTATTGTTGGAAATTATCTTTTGTGGGATATGTGTAAGACTAAATACCTTATAGCTCAGCAAGAGAAGTACAAAGCACTTGAAACATTTCTTTTTCATCTAAATCACTCTATTTTATTCTAAATCTTTACAATATGCTCTTAAAATGATAAAATAAAAATACCACATATAACCGTACTTTACATAATATCGCAAAATCAGCGGTACAAAATACATAATCCGCATAAAAAGTGCGAAGCGTGGCGAAAACATATCAGGAGGGTGTTTATCATGAATGAAAAGAAAAAATATTGTAAGCACTGCGGAGAACTTATTGACGACGACTGTGTAGTGTGTCCTAAGTGTGGAAAGCAAGTAGAACAATTAGCTTCCAATAACAGAGATATTATCATTAACAATTCTGCATCTTCCTCTGCGTCCTCAGCAGCAAGTTCAGGTACGCCGTATATAAGACGGAAAATGCCATGGTATCTAAGTTGGTTCTGGATTTTAATATTGGGTGCTTGCTCTGGTGGAATATATTGGATTGTTGGAATTATAATGAGATCAAATTGGAAATCACATAATTAAATAAAAAAACCGCCCCGGTATTGGCGTACCGAGACGGCATTTATACATCTCCGAAGAAATGTAATATTCTGGCAAACATATTGTATCATCTTCGGAGCAGTCGAGCAAGACAGAAAATTTGTTCGGCTGTTATTTTTATACCTAAAACAGCTACATAAAGAAAAGAGGAATAAAAATGGCGAAGAAAAGAAAGAAATATCCAAAATTGCCGAATAACTTCGGCTCTATTCGGTACCTTGGCAAGAACCGGAGAAACTGCTTCGCAGTGCATCCACCGGCTACACCGGATGATACTGGCAAACTAAAACGTCCGCCGGCGATCTGCTACGTGGATGACTGGATAAAAGGCTTTACTGTCCTGACAGCTTACAAAGCCGGCACGTATCAACCAGGCATGGAGCGGACTCTTGAGGTATCCCCCACAACCGACATAGACACTCTTATAAGCCGCTTGATTGCCGACTACAATACAATCAAGGGTGTAGAGGATAAGCACCCGGAAATCAAGAAATTGACGTTCTCAGAGGTATATAAACAGTTTTATGCGTGGAAGTTCCCAAATGGGACAAAACTGTCATACAGTTCAAAGGAAGCATATCGGACGGCTTACACGAACTGCACCGTTCTGCACAATCGCATATTCGAAGATTTAAAGGCTCCTGATATGCAAAAGGTTATTGATGATTGCAAGCTGAAAAAGCAAAGCCAGATGGCTATTTTAACTCTATTCAAGCAGATGTACAAATATGCCGTATACTCAGAAATTGTAACGGAAAATAAGGCGTTATATGTCCATGTTAATGCTGATAATGACACCGAACATGGAACGCCATTTTCTGATCAGGAACTACAAACTTTATGGGATAATGCCAACGATCCAGAAGTGCAGCTCATTCTTATTATGTGCTATTCTGGTTGGAGAATTGGTGAAGTGTTAAAACTTACGACCAACTTGGAAGAGAAATACTTTCAAGGTGGAATCAAAACAAAAGCCGGTAAAAACAGAATTGTTCCGATACATCCTGCCATATACCATTTTGCTGAACAGAAAGTGCTGGCACAAGATGGAAAACTATGTGTATATACTCAGCAACACCATAGAAAAGCGTTGTTCTATCCTACACTGGAACGTTTGGGAATAGTCGGAAATCCGAAACACACGCCGCACGATTGTCGACATACCTTTTCTGCGCTGTGTGAAAAATACGGTGTCCGGGAGAATGACCGAAAGCGAATGCTCGGCCACTCTTTTGGTGGAGATGTTACAAACGCTGTGTACGGCCACAGAACACTGGAAGAACTCCGGACAGAAATAGAAAAGATAAAAGTTCCATTTGTGACTAACTGTGACTAACGGAACCCATTTTAATCTTTCTAAAACAACCGAAATATCATTATCGAAATGCCGGAAACCCTATTAAAATCAACGTTTTTAGCGATTTTGCAAGGATTTCCCACATTTCATTTTCATTATTCTAATTTTATTAATTGCGACCAACAAATAGAATTTAGAAAATTGCGCAAATGCCTGTAAATACAGTGTTTTTGGCACTATTATATTAGGAAACAATATTTTTATTTGTGACTAACGTGTGTCTAACGATAACAGTCTAAAACTTCCGAAATGATACAAAATATGTTTATAAATAAAGTTCCCGGGGAATTAACCCCGGGATGTTTTTATATGGCAATCAAATCTTTCCATGTGGCGGGTCCACAGACTCCGTCCACTTCCAGAACATCTTTCCTAGATTCCTGATAAGCTTTCAGAGCGTAAATCGTGTTTGCATCTGCTGTCCATGTAAGTTTCAGGGTTTTGCCGTTTTTGCCTTTAAAGCCCCTGGCTCTTAATATTTCCTGTAAGAGAAGCACAGATGTATTTTTGTCTCCTGCTTTTACTGTCTCTGGATTAAACATATATTTCTCTCCTGTTTGTGATGTATCAGATACAATACTGTAATCCGGTGTGCAGAACTTAGTTCCGGGCATCTGACTGTTAAGATAACTCTTTGCACAGACACCGCCACCATTTGCAATAATTCCAGATGCGCCAGAAGTATTTCCCTCGATGGTATAGAACCTGTCTCCGATTACAGCCGTTACGATGCCGGTATGAGCAAAAGTTCCGTTACGATAAAAGATTACAATATCGCCAATCTTTGGATTAGCGTTCCTTGTAAACAGATTACCAAGTGTTGGGCAGTAAACATAGGGCCAGTGCTTCAACAGTTTTTTTGCTTTTTCCTGTCCGAATGCTTCCATAAAACACCAACTCACGAATGCTGCGCACCAAGGCTGTCCTTGATATGATGGCTTAATGTCTCGCCAGTACTTCGTATAGTTGTTTGAACCGGCGTTTGCAGTCTTACTGTCGAGCTGACTATTACTCTTCTTTTCAAGGTATCCAATCTCATTTTTTGCAATAAGAATCACTTTTTCAATAGCTTTATCCATTGCAGAAACCTCCTCTTTGTAATCCTTATAGAATACATCCATGTCAACGTTACCACTAATGCCGGATACTTTTCCTCTACTGGAATACTGCCAGCCTACACCAACAGATGGACGCAATCTTTCCTGTACAGAGCCATTATCACTAGCCGGATAACGAGCAATCCAGCAATCGTACTTTTTCAGGGTGTCTGACAGAACGTTATTGTACCAATCAAGATTGCAGTAGATACCGACCTTATAACCGGCTTTTTTGATTCTGGTCAGAAATGCTACTGCAATGTTCTCAATCGCCTGTTTTCCAAGGTTTCTCTGCTGACTCCATTCAAGGTCGTAGAAGATTGGAAAGTCCATTCCGCGTCCGCCAAGAACAGAAATTACGCTCTCAGCTTCATCAATTGCCTGTGCCGGTGTCAGAGCGTAACTGTATTTATATCCGCCGACAAGGATTCCATTTGACTTGCATCCTTTGTAGTTATGTTCAAAAGAGGAATCAGTTCCAGATTTTTGATGGATTCTCAATATTGCAAACTTAATTTCAGAATTCGATACTTTCGCCCAGTCTGGCTTACTCTGATAAGATGATACGTCAATTCCTTTAATTTCCATATTTTCTCCCTTGCACGTATTTTATTTCACTATTCCTGGTTTTGATTCTGTTACTGTCCCGTCCTCATTCAGTACATAGCCATCCTTTTGAAGTCTTTCAATTACCTTCTTATTCCACAGTTCAGGAACATCTGTCCATTTTTTCAGCCCATTGATTATTCGCTCTTCAAAAAAATTAACCATTATTTTCACCTCCGATTGTCGAAACTAATGTAGCCAGTTCGTCCAAAGCCGAGTCATGCGTTGATACAAGTTCAGCCAGACCGTCAATACCATCACCATTAATTAGAATTTTACGATTAGATTCCGCATTAAGCATCCGTATCACAATGTCTAACTTTTCAGACATCTCATTCAGCCTGTTTGAAACTCGATTGATGGCTTTGTAGATATTTGCAATTTCCTTTTTATCCATATGCGCCTCCTGTTCTTAGCCATGCAGCTATAAATAATTCATTAATTTACTAGGATTTTAGAAACATAAGCAAGGGGCGAGGCTCTTTTCTTGACTGGCATCGGCGATGTTCGTATTCCCTGCCTCATTCACAACACAGAAGGACTCATTGGCACTGCGGCAAGGCGAACGCTCCCACCAAATCCCAGACGCATAAAAATTGCTAGTTCGTGGGCTTTTATACCTGTTTGCGGTCGCATTCTTAAAGTATTGATACTGTGTTCCTTCACCTCCAAAAGAATATGGAATGTTACCAAAAATTTCGATTTCAGATAGTAAGAACGCATAATCGTTTGAAGTCTTGATTGTACTACTCTGACCTCCCACAGATGTCAGCTTTTTAACCTGTTTCATCATGCTTTGGACATAAGCAGGTAAACATTTCTTGTACACATTATTACACCATGTACGTCTTTCACAACCTTCCCAACCGCCGCTATTCATATCTGAGCTATTCATATAACCACATTCATGAGATGCATCGAGAGAATTGTTATATTCTGTCGTAGTGTCTAAATACAGCAGGCGTTCCGTCTGAATTGTAATAGCGGCTTTGGCCTTGCCATTGATAGCAGTTACCAAGTCGTCATGTTCAATTCCGATGATCACATAAGCATAATCATTTGCTTTGTGTGACTCACTCACGCCTGTTGCATCCATAGCATTGTGATGGATGGTTCTCTTGTCGCCAACCGCCCAATATTCGCCAATATTGATTTTACCTGCGTAGTGCGCTTTAATCATCCTTGCTATTTCAGCATCCGTTCCGTCAGCGAATGTGACAATCTTCAATTCCCCTGGTTCACCGAGAAGTCTGTTTCCTGTATCGTAGTTGTATACGCCATCAGTGTTGTATGGGAACAGCACGAAGTAATATTGTTTGTCGCTTGTTAACCCTGTGACTGTATAGCCTGTGGTTTTGTATTTATCTCGAACCGTATTATCAACCACAAGCGTTCCGTCATCTGGATTTGCAGGATAGCCCGTTTCTTTCATTACAAGTTTTGTGCCAGCCCATGTAGAAAATGTTGAGCCACTGATTACCGTGTTTTCAGGGTCTTGCCATTTAATTGTGACAGATGTGTTTGCATTTTCAATTGTTGGGTTGTTTACGGGTTTAGGGGTAACGGTCACGCCTCCGCCTTTTGCGTGGAGTGTTCCGTCTTCGTCTATGAATGTTGTCTTACCGTCGGGCTTAACCTTGCCAAGAGTTTCAGTTGTAGCAATCGGGACAGTCGCATCACTTCCCCTGTCTCCTTTTGGCCCTTTTATGTTGACTGTTTCGGGATTGGTGATTCCATCTGTGTTGCTCCAGCTTATATTTCCATCGGTGTCCACACTTGGGACGAATGTAGTGCCCTTGTCTCCTTTAGGCCCGGCATCCCCAGCCTCTCCCTTTTCTCCTCGCGGCCCAGTATCTCCTTTTGCGCCCGTATCGCCTTGCGGTCCGGTAATATTTACTGTCTGGGGGTTTTCAAGTCCCCCGTCATTACTCCAACTTATATTTCCTCTGCTGTCTACAACAGGAGTAAAGGTGATTCCTCGCACGCCAGCATCGCCTTGCTCGCCTTTTGGACCAACTGGTCCCTGTGGACCTTGCAGCCCAGTATCGCCTTTTAGACCCTGTATTCCCTGCTCTCCTTTTTCTCCGGGGTCTCCTTTTATGCCCTGCGGTCCCGGGTCGCCCTTTGGCCCTTGCGGACCAACTGGTCCCTGCGGACCTTGAGGCCCTTGAATCCTGCCAGCATTGTTCCAATTTGTGCCGTTAAAAACCCACATTTCTCCATTTATTAAATACGCGTCGTTCTTCTCTGCGCTTAAAGGGAGGTCTGCCTCAGATTCTTTTGTACCAAGGATATTAAGAGATGTTCCATCATTTCCTTGTTCACCCTTTTCTCCTTGTGGGCCTTGTGGACCTTGTGGACCAACATCTCCTTTTTCACCTTGTGGTCCCTGCGGACCTTGAGGCCCTATAATATTACCAACATTTTCACTATCACCATCTGAAAATGTTATTGTCAAATTTCCATCTGTGTCGATACTGACCGCTGTGATAGAGATACCCCTTAGTGATTCTTTCTGCTCGGGTGTCAGCGATTCAAATGCTACGGTGCCATCCGCACCCTTTTCTCCCGGATCACCTTTATCTCCTTTTTCACCCCTTGGACCCTGCGGGCCAACAAATTCTCCGGCATTGACCATCTCTGAAATATCCTCAATGGAACACAATCGTCTTACATCATTAGCCGCAAATGCAATGTATAAGGCTTTGCCAGATGGAACAGAAGGGTCATTGCCAAGAATCGCAACGGGCTCTCCAGGACGAATTTTCGATGTATCAAAATCAGCGTACATACCGCGCCGGAATTGTATTGTATATGTATTGGCCATATTAGACTTACCTCCTTATGAAAGGAAATTATTTTTTATGTAATCCTTTACGGAATCAAGATTTTTCTGTACATTGTCATCCATTACAAGGAAATTACCTTTATTATTCTGACTGATGATACTTCCTGTGCTTTCGTCTACTTCTGAATAGGTGTAAGCAATGCGACTTCCTTCTCCAGTGCTGAGATTCATAAAACTTGTAAGAATTTTTTTCATGATATTTCCTCCATTTCGTCAATATTTTTTTCCTGTTATTAAGAAGCTCTTTTTCGTAATCGGGTTCTGATATTTCAAGGCTTTTACTGTAGTCTGGCTCTGGCATGTCTGTGTCTATTGCCCTATCGTAAGCTGTTTCACTTGCATCAGCAAAACGCATGTGTTCATAGTCAGCTTGACGCGCTTTGACTTCAAATGCAAATTTAAGCCCCGGAGTACCTTTTACAGTGAAATATGTCTGTTCTTTTTGGTCTACCCAACAATCTCCATCTCCTTCCTTTTGCAAGAACACATAATATTCAATCCTTACATTAGTAGATTCTTGGAATATGTCATCTATGTCTATCAGACATGTGCCGTCTTCTGATATGGATGCTTCTCCGATGTCTCCAAACATGGGGGATGCCATTTCGTAGCAATAAAACGCCTGTGTACCATAGTTTTTTGTTGGAAGGATTCTTTTCTTTGTTCCTCGGACACTTAAATCTGCAAGGTCTGTTCCCGTTCCGATGCTATAGAAATGGCCACTGGCTTCTATATGTGTACCTGCTGTAACTTTTTTTGATGCCGAAACACTGTCTGCCGAAACGCTGCTCGCCGAAACGCTTTTATTAAACGAGGCTGAACTTGCATGTACGGTTCCTGTATAAAGATTGATTCCTCTAATACGCGTTCCATACAATGTCCCGTACCCCGGTACATATATTCCTGTATTCGTCTCTGAATAGATCTCTCCAGTTGAAGCATCTAGCGTTACTTCTCCATACGCGCCACTTGCTGAAAGCTTTTTAATTCCAACTTTCCATCCTGCTAATTCACCTGTGTTAATATAATCGGCATTCATGTACACATTACCATTCGATAGATACAGACCTTTATTACTGCTGTTATCGCTTAACACATCAATAATCTCTTGTTTTGACATTTTCCCTATGTCGAGATCACTAAGTGCATTGTCTGTATAGCGATTCGCATTCGATAACGCTGTCGAAGCTTTATTTTCCGCAACACTATATATTGTGTCGCCGTTTGCTAACACGAATGTATTAGGTCTGAGCGTAACATTTCCGTAGTTATCAATCGCAAATGTTGACGTTCCAGAACTGTTTGTAACGTTGATGTTCTTCAGATTAATCAAATCAGCTGAAATCTGACCTGATTTAATATAAGAAGCGTTTATATACAGATGTCCGTTCTGCATATAAATTCCCTCTTGCTTACCGTTATCCGTTAAAGCGTTAAAAACTCTTTCAAAATTGACAATTTTTTCAGCGTCCAGTTCCTGCCAAGTGCCATCAGTCCCAGAAAACATATATACCCGGCTCGTAGAAAAGTTCATGAAAATCGAGCCGTCATGTTTTTTATATTCTTCACTTTTCCACTCAGATGCCGGATAGTTCTGCAATGTTGGTACATACGTGCCATAATAGTTCGGGATAGTCACATTATTTTGAACTGCCCCATCCACAACATCCTTGGCGATCTGTTCAATAGTTCTACTTTTTAGCGTAAAGTTTTCGACCTCTAATGTGACAGCACCTGTGTCGGCATCTATTTTTAATGTCGTATTCCCGTTATTATCTTTTGCTGTAAAACCTCTTGTGTTAATCCATTCTGATTGGATGCCAATAGCATAAAGAATATTCAGAACAGCATCTCCATTACTGTCAAACCCGGCTTTCCATGTCTGACCCCCATCTACTGACAAAAAGAATCCATCGACACCTGTCTTATAAATTACTTTAGAATCAGCAAGTGTAGGCTTATCATGCCGGTACGTAATTACGGAACCATCTTCTTGTACTTCCTCTGTATAGAAAAAACCCAGCGTGTTCGCTGCAAGTTCATTCATCTGTTTGAGCTTTACGTCATAGGCAGATAGTTTCTTCTCTATATCTTTTTTTGACTGTTCTACGGCCGCTTGCTGACCACCAACAAACTCACTTACATCTTCTTCGGCACTCTTTGCGCTGCAACCCCATGATGTTGAACCACCGAACACAAATTCTACATTAGTTACAAATGATCTAAAAACACGATTCTTCGTGTCAATAAATTCGACTGGATCGCCGAAAGTGGCGTATCCGTTGGCAATTCCGTCACATGAGAAAGGACGCATTCGCAAACCGATTAATTGACTCCCAATGGCTTCAATGCCTGCCTGTGCATTTCCTGACAATAGCTGATTATCAATAGTGATTACATAACCGTCCTGACCCGACATATATTCGGTCTCATCTTCTACGTATTTGACGCCTGTTACAATGACATCGTCTACGTCATATTGTAGATTCTGAATTGAAAATAACGCGTGATAATCGTTATTACTTAACGTACCACCATCAATCACAGTCCCTGTCGTCCACGGATTAAGCGTGCCACCATCCAGATCATCACCGTTTGTCCAGTTCTTTACTGCTCCACCATCGTAAATAGTCGTATTGGTAAATGTCTTATCAAACGTAATAATCCTGAGTAAGTCATTTTCATCAATTCTTGCATTTCCACCGACTATCCCGGCACACATTCCGATTACTGTACGATATGTCGCATTAGATGGCGCTTTCTGAATCTGAAAGTCCGCATTTGGAAACATTGCATCTCCAAGAGTGATTCCACATTGCTGACAGCATTCTGAGAGCAGTTCCTTGACCGTACAAGGAAAAGATAAATTAGAATCATACGTCTTATCAGCGTTATGCATTTTGTCTAAGAGGGAAAGACTTATTTCGCTTGCCGTTGCAGGTTTCTTTGACACAATATAAGTACCTCTTTTTATAGTTTCTATCCTGTCAGATAACCGCACATTGAGAAAGATAACAAACCTTGCAGCATTAAAATTATATCCGTCAAAGCGTCCGTCATCATTTACCAATGATAAACTTGCCGTTTTTTCTATTGCTACACCCACCGGGAAGTCCCCAGAGTCTGCTGAATCTACGAGACTATTTCCAGACAGATAAAAGTCTTTTTTGCCTAGCTTAAGAGTTGCGCCATTTGACAATGTAACATTTGCTGTCACGTAATAATTTCTGTTTGTAAGAGATTCTTTTTTTAACTGAGTAGATACATTTATCAAATCGGCTCAATCCTCCTTACATTAATAGACAAATCCGTCCACTTTTCTTCCCCATCTTTTAAAGTTTGCGCAGCCATGTTGAAATTTGATGCGTAGAATGTTCTGTCTATCCATCTTCCCGGAACAGTAGGGTCTTTATGGTGGAATGTGAATTGGCTTTTGTTAAGCACAGTATTTAGTATGGTTGCTATTTCAGCCCACGTAAGCTCGCCCCATTGCATGTCATACCCACCAATTGTCCCCATTGGTGTATTGTGCATAATCAAATCCTGACTTCTTTTAGAGTCTTCTGTAGAAGTGGTTGCGAACACCGGCTTGTAACTGTCCGGTGCTCTTATAACAACGTTGTCTATTTTAAATTGTTCCTGTTCCATATTTTCTCCTCTATACTAACTCAAATGGGTTCTTCCCGTTCCGATTCCTTCTCATTTCAGCTTCACTGATAATAATATCTAACAGTTTTCTGCCAGATGCATTAACTGTAACATTGTAGGTATTTCCGTCTCCCTGTCCCTTTCCTGATTCTTCCCGGACGATCTGACGTAACAGACTTTCCGGCGCTTCCAGGTTATTGCCTTTCTTCTGGTCACCTAATACCGCAAGGAATTCTGACCTTGGTGGAATAACTGCACCACTGGCCAGATATGGGATAGTTCCGATACGTGGAAATGTTGCATGAAATCCAATAGTCTTTGAACCAAACGGTGTTGGAACAGTCCAGGGTCCAAAGGAAAATGCAGATTCAATTCCACCAATTGCATTATTAATCATTCCAACTGCATTATTAACAATGCTGATTGCTTGATTGATCGGAGCTTTAATAAAATCCACAATGCCTTCAAACGCAGATCTGACTGCATCTCTGGCGGCATTAAACTTATTAGTGATAGCATTTTTTATCGCTTCTACTTTATTAGATACGAACGTAGCTACGTTTTCCCATGTTTTTGATGTCTTGTTCTTTACGCTGTCCCATACGCCTACAACTTTAGTTTTAATTGCATTAAATACTGTGCTGGCTGTGGATTTAAGAGAGTTCCAAAGACCAGAAAGGGTCTTTTTAATTGCGTTCCAGATTGTTGAAGTCAATGCTTTAATCGCATTCCAAGCAGTGCTGATGATGCTCTTTATTATACTCAACGCGCCTTTTGTTACGGTTTTAATTATCTCCCACGCACCTGACACAACATCTTTGATAAAACTCCATGCTCCATCCGCAATCTCTTTTATTCCCTGCCAAGCCAGTTCCCAGTCTCCCGTGAAAACGCCGACAAGAAAATCAATGATTCCACTCAGCGTGTCTGTTACATCACCAATAATTTTAATTAATGATTCCAAGACTTTTATTGCTGTGGTTCCTACAACGTCAATTATCTTTGCCACAACCGGAAGCAAATTTGCGATTATCCAGTTAATCAAAGGCACTAACACTGACTCCCACAGAAGTTTCAGAGAATCAATGAGTTTTCCGAGGAATGCTTCTATCTTTAAAATCGCATCCCCTAATGGTCCCTCTAATAGTCCTTTGAACTGTTCCGCCAGTCCTTGTAGTACTGGAAGAACGTATGTGTTATATCCAGTTATCAGAGTTCCAAATATGCTTGACAGTCCATTTGCTATAGAATCAAAGAACGGCTTTACGTGTTCATCGTATAACCTTGATATTGCGTCGCTAAGGTTTTGAACAACTATTAAGACGCCGCTTGTTACGGTTTCTATTGCTCCGAGACTACCCTCGATTGCTGACTTTAAAATGTCCTTGTTGTCGATAAAAGGCTGCGCAATCATGTTAAGGATGTCTCTGCCAAGTTTTGCAGCCGTTTCCGTAAGAACCATTCCGATTTCAGCAAAGATTCCGATTAAATCTGCTGTGATCTGTTGCGCAGTTTCTCCACCGAAAACTGAGAAAACATCAGCGAAAGCAACTGCAAGATTTCCACCTATTTGTGCAATTTCAGAGCCGATATTGAACATATCTATCAGATAGTTCTTTATTCTTTGCGTGTTCTGCTTTAAAAACTTTTCGATTCCGCCTATAATGTTTTGCGCAATTGTTAATCCGATTCTGGTAAATGAGCCGGCAACTTGTCCAATTGCATATGCAAATGAATCAAGAAAATTATTTGCTGCTTTAGTAACTTCTGAATCAGTAAAGATATCCTTTAAAGATTTCCATATGGAATCGAGATCCTTTTTTATTCCGTCAAAAATTGGCTCGTAATCTCCTAATCCATCCCAGAATCCTTTTGCAACCAATTTAGCTAGTTCTTTAAATCTGTTGATTATCTTATTTAATGGCTTTAACATCTTATCAAGAACTGTCTCACCCTTTGCCATTTTTCCGTAATCAACATTTTGTACAGCATCTTTCATCCGATCTGCAAGTCCGCCAGTTGTGCCCGGTACTTTTGACGATGAATCCGCACTTTTATCCGTTGAGTAATTATTTATTTCGTCGAGAGGACTAAGATATCCTTTTGCCGCCTTAGTGGCTTTCTTAGTTGCGTCTGCTGTATCATTTGTTGCATCTGCCAGCTTTTCGGCATTGTCGGCAGCATTTCCATATTGGTCTGCCGTATTAGCTATTGCATCTGTCCCGGCAAGACCTGCGCCACTTGCACCTGTCTGACCAGAAGATTTTTTCCCGGTGATTAACTCCGTAAATGACTTGAAGGCATTCGCCAGAGTTGCCAGTTTGCCCAGTAAAATATTAATAACTCTCAAAACGGGAGTGAAGAGATTGATTAATCCCTGTCCGACTGTTGCCTTGAGAGATTGTAACTGCAGCTGCATCACTCGCACTTGGTTCGCCCATGAGTCAGATGTTCGAATGAAATCACCAGATGCGGCAGATAGCTGTTTCTGCACAAAAGCCAAACGAAGAGCCACTTTCTCCTGTTCTGTCATTTCAGATGTGGTTTTGCCGTAGCCGTTTGCAAGTGCGTACTGGTCAAGTGCCGACTGAGTCATTACCACGCCGAGGTCCTTGAGTGTTTCCGTTTCACCTGTAAACACTGATTTCAGTTTGATATAGGCTAAGTCCTGACTGATGTTGTAAAATGATGCTACGTCACCAGTCAGCTGTGTCAGAGCTGTTGACATGTCGTAAGCCTGTGCTTCGGAGAAACCGAACGACTTAGACATTGCTCCGAACGTTCCGACATACTGTTTTGCCATGGTTTCTGACAGTCCGGCAGAGGTCATAGCATTCTTTGCAAATTCGTTTACCTTGTCCGACATGGTTGTAAATGTAACATCAACCACGTTCTGGACTTCTGTCAGATTAGAACCAAGTTCTACGCACTCTTTCCCAAACTGGGCCAGTTTCCCAATTGCGAATGCTCCGCCAATCAGTATGCCTATTTTTTTTACTACGCTGCCAAGTCCGTTAAAAGACTGCCTGATTGCTGATACGCCGTTTTGCACACCTGATGTGTCCATCCTAGTATCAATAATGACTGAGCCATCAGCAGCCATGTGTCCACCTCCTAACTATTTGAGGTTCAACATCTCATTCAGCTTATCTTTATAAGCTTGCTCCTCGTCGCTGAGACGTGTTTTTATGTCAATTATGTTTTTATTCTCTTGATAGAATTTCTTTTCCCATTTATCGAACTTTTCGCCCTTTGCTTTTTTTGACCGGATTCCAACTACGGTGTTGAACAGGCACTCGCCAGATTCCATAAAGTATCCAAAAAACGTCCACCAGTGCATATAAGGTACTGATCTGATTTCTTTACCAGCAACCTTGTTTACAGCCGGCACGATCATATCTCCATCCTGTTCCCAGTCCATCAAGCGGGGTTTAGGCTTATTCGGACTATCGTTAACTTGACCACAGTCAATAAACTCGCAAGCTTTCTGACAAGCTTCTGCAAGATATTCCGGGGGCATGCTTTGCCAGTCCTCAAACAGAATCTGTAACATAACAACAGCTTTCGCCTGTTCGTCCAAATCTGGGTCATCCATGGCGACCAGAATATCAATAATTACTCGAAAATCCGTCCTGATAGAAAAATCCACCCCACTGATATTTAGTGAGGTGGGTAACTCATAGGCGGTCATTTTGTATACTTCTCCGTGTACTTATTGACCACTTCCTGCATTTTTTTCTTTCTCTTTTCAATTTCCGGAGTAAGTGCTTCATTGATTTTGTCCAGAACGATATAGGCAAACACCTGACCATTTCCAAAAACAGTTGTTGCGGTAATTGGTTCTTTGAATAAATCCTTAGATGCTTCGTATCCGAGCATATAATTGATTTTGTCCTCGATCTGCTTATTAATCTCCGCCATCTCTTTGCCGGAAGAGACATTTTTAACAGATTCCTGAGCCTGTTCAAAGAAAGTTTCCAATTCTTCCGCTCTTGCTGCAATGTTGATGTCGGTAGGATTCAGTTTGAATGAAGAGAACACTTCACCCTGCTTGTTCGTGAATGTGAAAAGAAGAAATCCATCATCAATGTTTGTATTAATTGTTTTTGCCATTTTCTATGCCCTCCTAAAAAAAAATTATTCGCTGTCAGCTGTAAATGTGCCGGAACTGATATCAAATTTTCCTTTTACTCGTTCGCCGGTATAATTGACGGTAAACGGAATCTGATAGCCAGATGTATCACCGCCGTAGGAGGTCGGCACAACGTAGCAGTCCTGCTGATATGCTTCATACTTGCCTGCTGTAGCTTCCGTCCAGAGATGGACCTCAACTGCTTTTGTTTTGAGATTATCGTCTTTGTATCTGTTGTCTACGATCTTCTGCAATGCTGTGAACAGATCAGAAGTAGTGTCTGCATAGAATGGATCAGCGTCAGAAGAAACTTCGTAGCCGTTATGTTTGAATGTGGATTCTCCAAGAATGTTTTTAGAGGTTTCGGTGTCTGGATTGAGTTCAACATTGTACTCTTCCAGATCTTTTCCAAGACGTTCATACTTCGGTGTCAGTCCTCCGCAGAGGGAGCCTGCGTCGATATAATGAGCCATATATTTACGGTCAATTTTTCCTGTAACTGGCATAGAAATGTCCTTTCTGCCTATAACTTTAAAAGGCTGTGTAGGTTAGCGACTATCTCCAATTGATAGCCGGTTGTTACTTGTTATATTGCTTCGTAAGTATTTTCGTAGCGCACCGACAATGGTAACAACCAATCCTGTACGCCACTCTCCTGCGGTTCTAAACCATAGGAGTTGTCACGGGTGATACGTTTTATCACTCGCCCCTGCGAAAGCTCTGGAAACACATTTAAACGCGTCTCAGAGCCATTTATAATAACTGGTTCCCGGCATATCCATTTACCGAGATTGTCAAGGAACTTCTGAACAGATAGTTTCTGCCTTTCTTTGTCAGATGCTGTGCGATATACCACGTAAAATGGGTACTGGCATACCTGGTGCATTACGCCACAAACATCTTCTTTTTCTGAATAAATCAAAGCTCCATTATCTGCCGAGAACGCAATTCCTGATTCCTTGCCAAGTTCTTCAAACTTGATTGTTTCATTTTCATACAGTCCCGGATACTGGTTCAGAAGTGCTTTCATGGCATCTGTCAGAATTTCGTATCCGGTTGCGTCTTTTCCGATAGGTTTATCTGCTATGCCTGCCACCTCCTGCCTGTGCTTTTACTTTGCGAACCCATGTGTCACCATATTGCCGTTTAGCGGCATCAAACCACTTTGCCTGTGCCCGTGGGTGAGCCTGTTTGGTGTATTCAAGATTTTCCTTTGCGGCTGTCCGACCAGAAAACTGACTAACGAGAACTTTCTTTGCTCCACGTCTTGCGTAGGGACTTCCAGTTGCTTCATCAACCATTCCTTTCCCCTCGTACAGAAAACGTCCATAAGGAGCCGCCGCCGCGCATACTTTCCCAGTTCCTTGTAAGGATGTACTCTCAACTCTTGTTCGGTTGATAAAGTCCCCTGTAATCATCGGCATAAACGGCACCATACTGTCCATAACCATTCCATCAAGGAGATACTGGGCTTCTTGATACTGCCTTGAGAACCTGTCCATATTCAGTTTGATTTTCATATCTCCATCGACTATGGAGAATCCTTTGAAATGATGAATTTTACTCATATCACTTACCCAAAATCTCAAAGTGTGGAATCAGTGTGTACGGACCGCCTACACTGGTAACCTTAAACACGTTATCCTTGTTCTCGTTCATGTACTGGTAGAATCCATTCCGATAATCACCATCGGATATCGTTCCACCAGTCCACTCACCTTCCCAGAAGAACGATTCATCCGAGAATGTGATGGTGTCTTCCAGAGCATTGTTAATCTGCCTTTTCCACTCTTTAGGTGGCACCCATGGAAGAATCTTGCCGTCCTTGTCAGTAATGGTTATATCGCCGTTCTGGATAGTGTATCGAACGTGTAACTGTGCGTTGTCAGTTGCGTCTGGTCCGTACTTTTTAAGGATTGCTCCTTTGTCCGTAATCAGGTCAACGCCGGATAGCACGTGAGGATACCAGTACGCATCTCCTGTCGTGGCTGATTCGTAATAGTCAAAAATCGTCACCGTTTTTTCGTACATGATACCCTCTCCTTAATATTATTCTTTCTGCGTTGTCTGCTTAATAACCTGATTCACGCCAGTAGCCGATAATCCGTTAAACATACCGACCGCAACCGCTGTGATATAATCCGTTGCCGGGAAGTCCGGGATAACTCCCATCCCGACAGCTCCGAGAATGCCACCAATAACCGCCATGATTACCGGAATCCATTCATCAGAGACTCTTTTTGATGCTTTACATCCCATTCCCACGATGTAGCAAATCATAACGATTGCTATACATGAGCCTAATGTTGAAATGTCCATTATTCAGATACCTCCTTAAATTCTTCTTCAAATTCATCCTTTATCATTGTATCGAAATATCCTTCTTCATCACGCAAGACGTAGTCTCCAGGCTCTATGAGTACCGAATCTACTCTTTCACCATCTCTAAATAGAGCAGGATATGTAGAAATCTCAATGTTCGGTGAGTTAAGATTGTTATTGATTTTTACCGAATTGCCAACAAACTTTTCAATTTGAGCTATACCTTCAGGAGTGGTAAAACATTGAATAGCTTCAACTATAGTCGGTTTTTTTCGCACATATTTCATACTCTCACCCCCGCATATAATATCGGTACTCCATCATCCGTCCTTACTCCCATCAGAAGCGGCAATGCTGTCTTAAGAAGCAAGTCGTTCGTTTTCTGCACATCTCCGGCGGCGGCATACACTGCACTCCACTCTTTTGCGCCCGATGCTTTCTGCTGGGGCGTTGCGTAAGAGATGGATTCGCTGCCAGATGATACAGATGTTACAATGCCTGTCGTGCTACCACCGGTCCCGATTGCAGTTGATGTACCGCTCGCAGCGGCATTGGTAGCATTCTTCTCGGCAAGCTCAATCTGATACATTAATTCAGCCAATGAACAGACTGCCTTTTTGATACGCTTCTGTGAGCGTTCGTTTGTTGGCAGTCCGTCCACCAACCTGTCAAATGTCATTGTATCCACAAAATCACTGGCTCTTTCTGCCAGTCGTGGAAAGTCGGTTTCTGGCACGACTGAACCGAAATATGAAGTTGTGTAAAATTCATAATCTGCATAAGCCATGCCAGTTACCTCCTACGTTTGTCATTTTGCTGTTACGCTTGCACTTCCGGCATTCAGCGCTTTGTATGTTCCATCACACTCAACCACTGTAATCTTCTGCCCGGTTGCTGCCTTAATGTCGGCTTTTCCGTCCCATGTAGTCCAGTTTCTGAGATTCTGGCCATAAGTTACAGCTGTTTCAGATGCACCAACTTTGTACTTGTACACATTGCCAGCGTTTTCTTTAGCCGGATTTACAGTGATTTTTGTATCACCAGTTGCTGTTCCTTCCGCAGATGTTACTGTCAGAGTGCCGAGCGTTGGTGTTTCGTCAATGGTAATTACTGCAATTGCATCAATGTACTCTGCAAAAAGAGTAAGTCCCATAACCGCAAACGCTTCGGATACTGCTGTGTGGTAGTTGCCCTGTGTATGGAATCCGATCAGGTTTGTTTCGCCAGATACGGTATACACAAGACCTGCTCTCGCAAAGTCAGACTCGTTCGGGTCTACATAGTAAAGTACGATGTTCTCAACAGGGGTAGCAATAACCTGTCCTCTCGGAATCTCGCTGTCGGACAGTAAGAAGATTGTATTGAATCCCATAAAGTCCTTCATGTACTGGAATCCGAACTGATTCTGAATAGTGATCTCAGCTGCTCCGAGATATTCATATACGTCCAGAATGTTGACAAATCCAACAACGCCAGTCGCATTTCTGTGCATCTGTTTAAATTTGTTTTCAACACGACCCTTAGCCATTGCCAGAGCCATCTGGAATGTTGTTTCTGTGGAAGTAAGTGTACCGGTTTTCAGATAGTCATAGAATCTGCCGGTAACATCAGTCTGAAGCTGGAAAAGAAACTCGTCATCAGTCATCTGAACAGCGTTCTCATAACCGTGGTCCTTGATTGCTTCGATAGATACAGCCTTTGCGTACTTTTCGATAGTCATTTCCGCATAGGTCTTTTCTTTTACGGTAAACTTGCTGTAAGGGATTTCCTCACCCTCACCAACATTTCCACGCTGTAAAGTACCCTCTGCGTATTTGGACTTGAGTACAGCACCCGGCTGCTTTTTGATAGGTCTCATGATACCCAGAATCTCACGCAAGTGTTCCCAGTTTCTTTCGAATCTGGTAACAAAATCAATCTCACGTGCCGTTACCTGGATATCATTAGTCATAATAAGATTTGTTTTTGCTGGCATAAAAAATCCTTTCTACCCATAATTGTTAAGGTATTGGGTTAGCGGCTATACTCTGGTGTATAGTCGGTGTAAAAATCACTGGAATAACTGGATATTCTGAGCAATTGCAGCCTGTCTCTCGGACGGGTCTTTGATCGCTTCGATATCTTTTTTGGTCATACTTCCCGGTGTCTGCTGCTGTCCAACGCGAGTGGTAAATCTTGCCTGGTTCTGCTGAGCCTGCTGCTGAGATTCGTCCACAAAAGCGGATGCATCAGACTGTTTCATCTGCTCAATCAGATCATTTAATCCGAGAATTTTGCCGTCTTTCAGCTTTAATCCTGCTTCTTTGATGTCTGCCATGACTGATTTCTTTGCCGCTTCGCTGGAAAACTTAACGTCATCGAGTGCCGCTTTCAGAGCATCCGAGAAATCACGGTCGTAGATTTTTGCATTGAATTCTTTCTCTGCATCTGCCGCTTTCTGTTTCCAAGTCTCTAACTCGCTTTTAATATTTGCCGGGTCGATACCGTCAAAACTTTTTAAGGTTTCTTCTGCTGTCTCAGCACGTACTTTCCAGTCATCACGTTCTCCCTCGACTTTTGACAGAGTTTTTGCAACTTCCTTTGCATTCTTGTAATTCTCAGAGAGTGCTTTCTTTACATCTGCCTGTTTATCCTCCGGGATTTCAATTCCAAATGATTTTAAAGTGTCAATAAGTTTCTGCATAACATCCTCCTGGTCGTGTTTATTGACCTGCCGCCGCAGGTAAATGGATTAAGCCAGTTAGACCACTGGCAAGGTAATCGGAAAGGCAGGAATCGAACCTGCGACCTCACATTTACAGTGCGATCTACCACTGAGCTACATTCCATGCCGCCTATAACGGCCAACCCTCTAAAAAGAAACTGGGGTGAATTTCACTTCTTTCGCTATAGCGTAAATCCACCTGAGACATAGACCACCTGTATACAAACAGCTTAACTCTAAGCGGATTAAAGCGGAGCGCCCGGAATCGAACCGGAGACCAGAGTGCGACTCTGTCAGTTTTCCACTAGCGTACATTCCACATAACCCGGATTCCCGGGTTAGCAAGGTGTTTAACGTGTCATGCCTGCCACGAGTTGTTTCGGATATTTATTTCTTTTTTAAAAGAAAAGTATGAATAACAAAAACCTTAATCAAGGAGGTGAGCCATCTTGCGTGCCAGATGGCAAATACGCACGACAGGATTCGAACCTGTTCAACTTTCCGTTAAAGCGTGCGTACCAGCTACTAAATTAAAGAAAGGAGGATTAAAACGAAAATGTCAAAAACAACCGTTTTACTTGTGCTTCCTGCTGCACAATTACATTATAACAGATTTCTTTTAACTACCTCTCTACCACTTTTGTGTTTTTAGAGCATATCACGGAGTTTTTCTACGTATCTCTTGACAAGATCACGTTCTTCCCGGCACTCTGCATCCTTGGACATATCACTCATTTCTGTTGTAAGTTCGTCCAGATGTTCTTCCAATGCGGCGAGCATCTTTCTTTTGCAGTCTTCAGACTTGCCGGAACGATAGCTCTGTTTCTGCGTCATGTAATCGTCATAAGCATCTCGCCCATCAGAGCGGCTGTAATGCCCTCTGACATAATGTTCACCCCTTCTGGCATAAGAATTACCCCTGTCGTAATCCGGCATCATTCTGCCGTCATTTGCGCTGTATCTCCCCATGCTGTCGCGCTTTCTTCCGCGTTCGCTGTAATCGTCATTGTATCCGCCACGCATCTCATCAAGGACAGTGTTATAGTACTCCACTTTCTTGTCCCAGTACTGCGTGTTCTTTATGTCTTTGTACATATCAATCAGTTTGTATGTCATTTCCAGATTTCCGGTAGTCAGTCCATTATCAGCGATTTTGGAAAGTTCATCTTCGATTCTTGCACATAAATCCTTAATATCTCTCATAATCGCACCTCCTATGCTTCTCTAGTCACGACAATATTTGCGTTCGCAACAGAAATAGCCTGATCGCTTGTGTTTTCTACCGCGATATTAACGCAGCATCCGCGAGGCACATCAATATAGATGCCAGAGGACACATTATTGTACTGATTTACTGCTGCCGGTGTGGAAATCATCTGGGAAGAAAGAACCGGCTCACCAGAGATTGCAATTACCAGAGAAATAGCTCCGACAGTACCGCCTGTTGGAATTGCGATATTACCAGAAAAATCCACGAAGAATCTCGCTTTACACTGATTAGTCAGTCCTCTCAGAGTGATGATTCCACTTCCCTCTCTGTGCTGAATGCAGTTAGAACCTTTAACTGCTGTGTTTGAAAATACTACGTTTCCATTTGCTGCTACAGTCTGAGCAGCCACATTTGTAAATTCTGCCATAAAAATACTCCTTTCATATCACAAAAGGACAGGTCTCAGCCTGCCCCTCTGTGTAATAACGGCATAAGCCGACATCCGAAATCAATCGAAAGATACTCTCGATATGAAGTTATCAGCAATTGCATCCGGTGTTGCATCCGCATCCACATCCGTAATATGTGTTCGGGTTAGGAACCTGATATGCCGGAATCGGTGCTGGATTGATTGCATTAATGAGCTGCTGTGTCTGAGAAGCCATTGCAGTTGTGAGAAGTGCGCTCTGGCGATCCTGAGATGCAGCACGTCTGAGATCATTATTCTCAGCCTGCAGACTAGAAATCTTTTCATTGCAAAGATAGTCAAGAATGGCTCTTGTTCCTGCATTCTGACTGTCAATAATGTCTCTTGTGTTACTGTTCATTGTGTTCTGCAATGCGCAGGTATTCTGTGCCATATTGTAGTTTACGCCCTGGATAGCTTCCCTGGTTTCACAACAGCAGTTCGCAAGCTGTGCCTGTAAAGCGTTGGCGTTCTGCATATTCGCTACAGTATCAGCATTGATTGCCTGCTGGATTCCAAAGCCGGTCTGCATGATGTTTGTGTTGATTCCATTGAATCCGGTAAGCATACCATTATTCATGGCATAAAAACCATCGCACAGGCCACTGTTGATTCCATCAAGTTTGCTGATTACCGCTGAATTGTCGAATCCTCTCTGAATGTCTGCCTGAGTAGCTGCTGTGGCTGCATATCCGCCGCCATTGCCATTATTGCCCCAGCCGTTGTTTCCCCATCCGAAGAAAGCAAAAATGAATAAAACAATAATCCACCAGCTACCATCTCCGCCAAACATGCCGTCATTATTTCTACCGTTTCCAGTAGCGGCGGCAATATCTGCTAAGCTATAATTTCCATCCATAGTTATAATCTCCTTTATTGTGTATTTACATCAATCTGGCCAGATTGTAATGTACTATCTCATTCCTTTCAGCATGTGTTGAAACTGTCCCGCCATCTGCTGAACTTGATTAAGTTGCTGCTGAGAAATCTTCCCAGACTGCAACATCTTCTGGACTTCTTCCTTTGGGTCTCCCTTGAAATTCTGTTTAAACTGCATAAACTGCTGTATCACCTGCATTGGTCCGTTTCCCTGTGGCATCCCACCACCGAGGGCATTGAATAATGGATTACTCATCTGCGTTTCCTCCCTTGACTGCTGATTCCTGCACGGTATTAGCCCTAACAGGTTCAGAAAAAGAATTTAATCGGTTTATGATAATTTCATATTTGCCCTTTAAATCGTCATATTCCTGTCTGGTGACATATTTGTCCATGTTCTGAACAGGCTGTTTAGGCGGCATCTGAGTGCCTACCTCGTGGTATTCAAACGTCCGTAATGGCTGTGGCATACCGGAAACGTCTGTGGATTTTATGTAGAACTTTTCACTTTCACTGTCCATCAATAAAACACTTGTTCCGGGTGCTACCAGATAGGATTTTGCACCGACTTCGCCAGATACCCACAGGATTCCATTATTATTCTGCTGGGGTTGCTGTACTGGTTGAGCTGGCATCTGGACAGGCTGTTGCTGGAACTGATTCATTTGCCCCGGAACGCCAAAACTATATTGATAAGGATTGTTATATAATGCCATCTCGTACACCTCCTATGACTTATTCTATGACTTATTCTATGACTTATTCTATGACTTTCTATAGCTATATTTTTGCATAAAAAAAGAACCGGAAACAGGTCGTTTCTGGCTCTAATTAGTGTCTAAAAAGTATCAGCACACTTTGATTATTTTATTATTTACCCGCCGGCTCAGCCGTTTCGCCGTGGATATACTCACATTCATCTGTTCAGCACAGTATTCAAGAGTGTATTCCTTACATCTCAGCCGGAACAATCTTTCTTCGTCCGGTGTGAAATTACACTCTATTAAGAATCTGTCTATATCTTTCTTAGTGAACACATATAACTTCATGAGCATACCCCTTACTAATGCTAACGTTGATTCTGCGCAAGATAATTTGTAAGCTTCTGTTTTGTTTTTTTTAATTCTTCTACATTATTCCCACTAATCTGACTATCCAACATGGTTGATAACACTTCCAGAATTAATGAATCTCGTTCTGCGATTCTCCGAAGACTCTCGTAATCTCGCTTATCATGTTCTTCCAGTGTCTCTACTCGCTTATTAAGCCGAAATGCCGGTGTAATCCACTTAAAAATTACGGCTGCCGCCCCTCCGACAATGGACACCCCTCCGCAGATAGAGAGGAAAATCTGTACAAATTCTGATATGCTCATTTAGCTACTCCTTTTCCCAGTAATATACCGGGATCTCATTACCACTATTCCATGTATCGAAATATTTGCCCTCTTGTACTGTCACTACATGACCATCTATGCAGAGAATATACGTACCTGTCGGATGGTCTGTGCAAAAGTCGCTGACTGTATAGATATACCGTTCTGATTGCTCAATTAGTTTGCGTCTGTATCCATGCTTGTAGAGATACGCTCCCCAGACATAATTTGCACTTGGCATATCTGACAGAGCACACGCCTGTATCATTAATCCGGTGAATACCGTTTCCCAATCAAAGCCGGTTGCTTTACATATCGCCCGGACAGCACAATCTCCGACTCGATTACCGGCAGGATTCGGATTGTAATATTCCCATCTATCCATCAGTCAATCCCCTTTGCTGTTTTATATCTCTTTGCCGCTCCTCTGGATTTTGCAGCATTCTGGCGGTTCCACTTCGCTATCATAAGTCGGTCTTGCAGCTCTCTCAGGTCGTTCTGCTTGCAGTAGTCCTTATATGCAGCATTTTGTTTCTGGAGAAGAAAAGACTTCCGGTCAAGGTCTTGCTGTAATGCGAATTTCGCCTGTTCGTCCTTGCAGTTATCAACCGCCGCTTGCATTCCAAGGACTTCACGCTTTGTTTTGCGGATTCTTCGCTCATAAGTGCGCTGTCGCTGTTCTTTTTCGTACTGTTTACCTTTGTTGGCTTTGTCCTGCGCTGATAGTTCTGTATAGGGATTAAATTCTCCATCACTGGCTCCAAAACTATGCCGACAGTTGACCCCTGACAGTCCGCTTACCATTCCATATCCGGTCAATGAGAACGGTGGAAATTTCTTGCTCTTGCCAGAATGAGAGTATATCTTGCCTTGCCACCATGAGTGATTTCCGGGATTCTGACCGCCATCACCTGTTCTGGCTCCTATGTGTGCGCTGACCAGAATTAAATCCCAGTCCATTTCTTCCATGCGTTTTAGGGATATATCTCCGGTGGCCTGTGCCACACCAGTTCTGACAGAACGTGCAACTGCTGTTTCAATCGTGTCTTTTCTGCCAGATGGATATGTGACAGTAACACCATCTGATACAACGTTATTGACTGCCTCTTTGATGGCTTGCGTATACCCAACTGCTCCAGTCATTACATGATTATAGGCAAGGTCGCATTGTTCGATATAGAGTCTCTGGGCGGCACTTGCGGTTGTTCTCGTGAAGTTCTTCCACTCGCCCATAGTCGCAAGCATATTCCGCTCCATGAGCCTTATCATAGATGGCGACTGTTCAAGCGGTACAGGGCTTAATCCTGCCGCTTTGTATACCTTATCATCATAGTTCATTGCAGTGATTCCAGCATCTTCAAACGCTTCAAGGAGTTCCTGTTGTTCGCGTTTGGTGTATTTTGATAGTTCTGCCAGAATGTCCTCTAGTAGCTCACCAGATTCCTGTAGCGTTCTGATTCTCCATGCATCAGCGTTGGTCAGAATATAGTCCTCGCCTCTGCCGATTCTTGCCATCATCCGTGATACGATCTCAGAGATGATATACTGATGCAATTCTTCTGCTATCTGTTCACTGCCTTCTGTGATTCTTCGCAAATATTCTGGACTAAGCATAGTATATCACCTCTTTCGATAAATGTTGTGGTACATGTTTTGGATTTTACTGGTTAACTAAAGCCCTCGTCCCAAAAGTCCATGAGCCGTAAACCCTTGTATTTACAGGGATTTTCTCATATCTGTTGCTATCACCGATACCATCTGCTATAGTTAACTAGATGGGAGGTGGCAGCATGGCGAACCATAAAAAGGACGATAAGGACAAGTATGTCAAGACCACGATCAGCTTCGAGCCAGAGCAGTACAGGCAAATGATTTCTTACTGCGAGAGAGAAGAACGTTCTGCATCTTGGGTTATCCGCAAGGCTCTTGCTGAGTGGTTTGAGAAACATGATTGATTCCTGTTGATTTCGGTATTACTGGTATATCTTAGTGCGTATTAGTAATACCGAAATGCCCTCTTTAGTTAATTAACCCCTTGTAAAATAACTTGTCTCAAACACAATGTTAAACGATGTTTGAGCCAATGTTGCATCTGGACTTGCATTTGTTACAATTATTCCGTCATTACCTACATACATTGATTTCGGTTGTGTAGACGGAAACGACCAACTACCACATAGCACAGGCGTGTTCATCATAGGTTTAAATGGTACCCCGGTAATTTTCATATTCCCTTTTACAACTGACCTATTAAGTGTTCCAATTATTTGACAACTCAAAATCACAAGTTGACCAATTTTTAAATACCTGCAAATATTCGTACTAAAAGTTATCCCATCTGTACCACTGTCATCAAATTCCATGCTGATTGTATTACAACTATTTGATTGGAAATTTGTTTCTGACAGTAACTCTATCCACTTATTCCAGCCAGATGAGTATGATATATATGCCTTTTTGAGTACATCATCCACAGCGGTCTCACCAATAGACAGTGAATTACTAGGTTTCGCATTGGATAAAACTCTAGTATCATTCTTAAAGACAGCTGTATATGTTGGTGTCACATCTGATATATAATCGCTTGATACTTCCACATTTACATATGATTTTTTGCGGTTTTTCAAGATTTCATGAACATTTGTTATTATGACATTTGAATTATTACGATCAAACTTGCAATAGATATCAATCTTATTTCCGTAGAAAACATTACTATCTACTGCAAAAAATTCAATGTAACCGCTGCTGGGAATTACATTATGTGTCACATAAAATATTCTTGCTGAACACAACTCGCCCTGCGACATTCCTGATTTGAATATTGCTACGACTTTTCCCTGTGGCAATATATAACCATCATCAAAATTTGTCACATAAAAATCAAAAGCAACGCCAAAGTCCAAGCCACCAGCGTCTGCATACATTTCAGCAACTTTTACATAATAATTTTTATTTTCTGAATTTGTAATTGCAGAACTCATTGACTCTTGATAATGAAAAGAGCCATTTGCTCCAACCCTACACCATTTTTTGCCATTAATTCTTTCGCCAACATCAATAGTGTTACCTTTTAGTCTTAATCCGTCTTTAAGATTGACTATAGGTATGTTATTTGTTTTGCAATACGTTACAACCTCAGTCAAATCGTCAACACCGGTTTGCCCCTCTGAAAATACATCTTTCCATGAATGCATTACAAATACCAGCCATAAATTATTTTTTACAGCATACTGAATATCTGCAATCATTCCTTCTTTTGTGATTGCATTACCATCATTATCTAAATCTCCAATACCGCTTCTTCTTAATATCGAATAATTGTCAAATATTCCTGTTCGCCCCATCCCAGTAGTATCATATGCCCCATCATTGAACCTGTGTCCAGTGAGAATGCAACATCTAAATATTTTTCTTGCACATTCATCCGTGTCTGGTGTCCAAGAACCATGCGGGGCAACATAAATATCATAATCAAGCCCTCTTTCAAATAACCACTTAGATGATAATTCAAAATCAGTTTCAATATCGCCTTTTGTTACTCCGCTTTCATTCGTGACAAGGTCATTATAAGTATGGCTTGCAACCGTCCATCCATCAGATTTCAGTTCCTTGCATTGTTCGGTGGTCAACCATTGGGGGTTTACATCAGCAGCTTTTCCAATTATCGCGGCTGAAGCAGGAACGCCGAGCGGCTTAAATATTTTTTTGTAGAAAATAGTATAATCTGTTAACTGTCCATCATCCGTAACAAAAGACACCATTGGCGTACCAATTTGCCCGTATGACATATCAATTGATTCAGATAATTGAGTTTTTGCGTTACCTAAATCTTCCTTTAGTGAAACAATATCCGTCTTGTTCTGCTCGATCTGTTGTGCCTGTTCTGTCGTGGCTCCGGGCTTGACCGGATTCTTTTCAAGGTACTCATTCACTGCATTCTTGATTTCTTCCGGCGAGATTTCACCGCCAATTCCTTTTAAGCATAATTCGTATAAATACTTCTCTTTTCTCGTGATTGGCTTCGGGAGCTCGCCCTTGTAATCGCCTGTCAAGTACGCAAGATATTTTTCTTCTCTTGTTACTGGTTTATCTGCCATCTTTTTACTCCTCTCCAAATAATGTTGGTTCCTTTGGCTCGGCTTCTTTGGCCATTGCTTTCGCATCGTTTTCCGTCATTCCTTCAAATTTTACAAAATACATCCATGCCGGAACCTTGCCAGTAGTCACATACTGCCACCATCTTGCACGGTCGTTTTCACGCACATACAGGATGTCTCCGAAATCATAATTGACTTCATAAGCTCCGACAGGTGCAAGTCCGTACAGGTCAGCGTAGACGTTCAGTGCGTAGATTACTTCATCCAGACAGGATTCCAGTTTATCCCTCACGTCTTTGACAAATTGAACCGTCCTCTGCTGTTCTGCTTCTACTCCCGTAGCCGTCTGAATGCCGCTAGATTCGTTGAATACGAAATACCCGTTGGAGAATCCAATCTTGTACCCCAACTGGCTTAAAAGGGCATTTATGCCGCTTATACGGGTATCTGTATTTAGCTGTGGATTGATTTCTTGATAGAACTCTTTCTCGTCCTGTCCGAATACATTCTTGACAAAGTGTGGTAAGTTCATTTCCTTCCGCCTGTTCTCCATACCCTGTGGTGACATGGCTGATACAGGTGTACCGCTTGGCATCAGCAGTCTATCATCTGCCAGAACAATCTTCTGAGAATCGAAAATCTCTCCGGCGTTTCGGCTATATGCAATGTCGAGGTCTTTTAACTCCTCAATGGCTTCGGCAAATATTGGCAATCCCAATGGTGCATTAATATCCACGTTATTTGCTTGTGGTGTCCGCAGCACTCCGTACAGAGGTCCGTCCAGCTTCTCTCCGTTTGCCTTGAGTATTGGCGGTGTATCTGCCATGAGGTCCGCCCATTTGGTCTGTTTAAGGTCGATTTTATCGCCGATGCTCTGAGGGGATTTTGACACATAGGCTCTGTTGGAAACGTAGTACGGATAAGTTGTCACGCCATCTATTGTAGTCTCAACAAAACGATGATATTCAAGCCGTGTGTAGTATTTCCGTCCAACAGTATAAGAATCTTTAAATATGATTCCCTTTATTTTCTGATTATCATAATCTACAATCATCACATCTGCCGGAGTGAATACGTCAAGGCTCTCGCCGTTTGGCTTGATAAATACTGTTCCATAAGCGCATCCATATTCTACCCAGTGACGAATTTGAAAATATACCTTGTCGATCTGTTCCTGTAGCCACGTAGCCCTTGCAGAACCGTCTATCTGAATGCCGATCGCCAGCGTTGCGAGCCGAGCTGTTTCTGAGCAGACAGATTTAGCAAAATTGATCGTCTTGATATTATTCTTATCATCCAGCCATTCCGGCGCACCTCTGTAAATGTTCGCGCACCGGTTAATCAGCGATTCCATCTCTGGAAATTCTGCTGCCTGAATGTTGAAGTCCTCTTCGGCTTGTTTTTTGAATATCATATTAAACCACCTTTTTAGTGTTGTTATAAGTCCCATTATGCACTGTAACCTCTCCTGTTAAACAACGGCTCATAAGCATATCTAAGTGCCGAGATTGCATGATCATCTCCGTCAGGATAACCACTTATTACATTTCCCTCTTTGTCCCGATCGTACTCATATTCTGTGATTTCTTTATATGCGTTCGGTGTTCGCTTCGGGTCAATGACTATAGTCTTTGTCTGTAAGAATTTGAAACCATACTCGATACTTCCCGGTCCTTTGATTGCTCCTCTTGCAGGAAGTCCGGCATCCCGGAAGTCATTCACAGACTTAGGTTCCGCAGAATCACATATCATTGTGTAATCGTCATAGCCTTTTTTCTTGATCCAATCAGCAGTCTTAGAGTTGCTCCATTTATTTACATACAGCTCGTCAATCAGATATATCTTCTCTCTGGCAGAATCATAATAAGTTCGGAGATAGCAGAAGGCATCCGGGTACCATCCATAATCTACACCAGCGAAAATGCGGTCCATGTGGCTGATCTCTTCGTCTGTAATATCTCTGATTTCCAGATACTCAAATACGTTTCCACCGTCACCATTCGGGACGCCCAGGTATTCATGCTCATAGGCTTCTGGGCGAATCTGTTTGAGATGTTCGGCATCGTCAAAAAACTGTTGTCCAAGCCATTCCTTTGGAACCGTTCTGTAATCAGAAGAATGAACATATCTGTCGTCTCTCTGGATTAATACTTCCTCATTCATGAAGTTATGTCTTGTTTTTGGTGGGTTGAATGACATAAAAGTCCAGTAGTCTTTTCCACCTCGCATCGATGACTGCAAGATGCTTCGTACTTCTTCCATTCCGGTAAAAGTATCACATTCTTCCAGCCATGCAAAAGCAAAGTATCCGAATGGAGCTTTTAACGACTTTAATTTCATTCTGTCATCAACGCCACGAAACATTATAGTCTGTCCAGTCGGCATATATGTTATTTTCATTGGGCTGACAGTACATTTAAAATCACCATCAAGATGCAATGCTGATATAGCAAATTGCATCTGTGAAAAAACGCTATCTCTTAATGTGTTCGCTGTTTTTCTGAATATGATACAATGCTTATCTCTATTCTCTTTTCTTGTCATTAGCAATATAATGACAATGCTCACGAAAGAAGACTTGCAGCTTCCACGTCCACCTTTGAATACATAATAAGTATGTTTGTGTTCTAAAATATCTCTTAGCACATTATCGAAATTATACGGAAATAAATCATCTGCGGATATTTTCATACTGCTTCATATCTCCAAACATATCCATAGGCTGTGGGACGTCCACCCGAACAGCATCGAGAAATGGCACTATTCTTATAGCCTAACGCTCGCTCCACGTCCATAGTGCAGTCCCATGTTTTTATTATTTTACCATTGTATCTGTCTATCTGATTAACCCTTTTGGCTGAAACGCTTTTACTACCTCTATGGGAATCGCCAATTCTTCTTTTGGTTTCGTCTGAAAGCTTTCTTCCTGTTTGAGTTATTGCTCTTTTAGCTACAACTTCTTTTGTGTGCAGCCTATCGCCGAAATGAAGCTGCGTTGCTGTCTTACTCATTTTCTTCTTTGTACGAGCGCAACGCTTCTTTCCGAAATTTCCACCACTGTCAAAATTAAATCCGTACTTTTCTTCATTGCTTCGATGTTCTGCAATGCTTTTTCGTTCAATTAATTCGGCTTCTTCTTTGGTGAGATTATCGGATATAATTTCATGCTTAATCCCTTCCCAACCATATTTTTTTATAATTTTGAAGAAATCATCGTTTCCGTAATATCCGCTGTCCCACCTTGCTTTTACTGTTTTGCAAGTCATTCCTATATACACTCTGCCATCAGGCACAGTATGTTTATATACTTTATATCTTCTCTCCGTTTCTGGTAAGTTCAATTACTATGCCCTCCTCTTTTTCTTCTTTCATTTCCGGTTCTGGGTTATCTCTCCATTTATCACGTTTTCTGTTTTTTAACCAGAATATTTGAGCCGTGGTATTCCCCTCAAGAGCATTTTTGAAAAGTGCATTTTCTACTAAGTAATCAGCTATTTCTTTCCCTTTTTTTAAGGACTCCGAAATCTCCGAATATTTCTTTTTCCATTCATATAATGTCGATGGGGAAATGCACATATTTTTTGCAATCTGCTCGTCAGTTAAACCATCTCTAGCCCAACCTTGTAAAAGTACTTGACCTTCTTGAGAAAGCCAATATTCATACTTTCCCGCCATATTAACCTTCTCACCTCCAGACATAAAAACGCCCTAGCATAGTTATAGTTATATATACTATAATACCATACTAGGGCGTACATAGCTCTCTACCACTTTTATAAATTTTTAAGTTTTTTTAAAGTCTTCCAATCAATTTTGCCAGATGATAATATTCCGCCATGACCTTGCGTTTGTATCCGTAAAAGTCATTCTCTGTTGCAGGAACTGTCCTGATCTTCTCCATTGTCCGATAACCAATACTGTTCACGATGCTGTCATAGATTTGTGATTCGATGCCGGGCGCATATTTGATAGATACCTGTAACAGATTATATTTATCGCTCTCACTAAGATTCCGCAAGTGACTTTGTAATGTCGGTATATCATCCGGCGGCACTCCGTAATCAATCAGTGTTGCCTTTCTTAACTTCATTTATTTCACCTTCTTCATTCAAGTTCCAGTCACATGGTATGCCTTGAAAACATTCTGGACAGTGTTCGTAGAATCCGCAGCCTTTGCAATCTGCTGGCTGTCCAGTGCAATATTGTTGTAATACGTGGTATGCTGATATAGCAAGGTTTGGCGTTATGTCTGGTGTAGGTTTATTATTCATTTCTTCATCTCCTCCAACTTCTTCTCAGCTTCTTCACGGGTGAGGAATACCAAATCATTTAATTCTCCGAGCCATTCATCATGGTTTGCCCACAAAAACTGTTTACCATCTTTGCCACATTCAATTCCACTTAACACGTTTTCCCGAATATCCATGCCGCATATGTCCCATACAGTTGTGCCAATAGGACACGGCAATCTCACAAGCAATCCCTGTTCTTCTAAGTCTTCATAAACAGCAAGTTTCGTAAGAATTTTATCCGCAAACGGTTTTAATAATCCATCCGTAATTTCTTCTTTTGCAACTCCTGTACCATCAACATTTCTTTCTCTTTCTGTTAATCTCTCCATCTACTTCACCTCTTCCATCTGACTCTCTATAGCGTCTGTGAGCAGCTTCAACGATTCAATGAATGCATCCGTCAATGCTGTTCTGTCTGGGTATTTAGCGAACGTTCTGACAAGTTTTACTGCATCCTTGATTTTTTCTTCATCTTCGACGATTTCGGATGCTTCATACACTGTCTTTTCAACATAGTTGTAAGTAACAATCTTACTGTCGTAAAAATTCAATATGTTTGGAAACGGAATTACGATAGGGTTTAAATGGTTTTCTCTCGCCCATGTGAATCCCTGAAGCTTTGCCATTTTCAGAACACTCAAATATTCTTCCTGTGTCTTTACAAACACGATTTTTCCAGTTAAAATAATCATTTCTCCACCTCTTATCGCTTACTTTTTATCGCTTGTTTTCATCGCTTGTTTCTGTAATTTCTCTCAAGCAGGCATTCCAACCAACCGCAATAATATCTTTTTGTGATTCTACATTGTCATTCGGAACGATATACTCTTTTTTCTCCGGCAATGGCTTCAATGGACACCATTTAGGTCTTGATTTGCTTTCGTAATCATAATGTTCTTCTGTCATCAGAATTACATCATAATCTAAACAATCAGCTAATTCACAATAACCCACATATTCAAGTTCACCGCAGTATGAAGTTCCGAACGGGCAATCATAGCAATTTTCTGGTGCGTCTATCACTAATACTGATTTACTCATACGCTTCACTTCCTCTCAGCATCAGGCTCAAAGTGTTATACCCCGGACAGGTTCTGACTCCGTTCCTAGTATCCCTTAACAGGACACAGTACGGATATAATGCCATGACTTCATAAACGTGTTCTGTGACGTCCTCGCCGTGCTGGTCAATGTATTTGAAGCACTTTCCCGGCCTAAGAAAATATCTTGCACATACATACGCTTTTGTTCCGAATATTGTACTTGCACTGCTCATTCAACTCTCCCCATCCTTCACGATTTTGATTGCAACTTCAAACGCATCAGTTTCACCCTCGAAATACTCCGATGCTTTCTGTAATGCAGCAGTTCTTGCCTTTTTTGTTTTCAACTGCTCCACAACCTTGTCCACATCAAAAGCTGTTTTACTTTCTTCTACTGATAAAATCCATGCACATTTATCCATGTGATCAACACATCTGTTTTTGCCACAGTTTTCTTCACAAAATCGTTCTTTCAATTCTTCTGCATCTATTAATCTACCCATTCAATTCCCACCGCCTTTCACAATTTCAACTGCTTCATTCAGACATTGAGCTGTATACCAATCGTCACCCGATTCTGAAACTTTATTTTCGATTAACATTTCCAACCGTTGAACAACTTCATCTACATCAAAAACTGTTGGTTGTCTATTAATACAGTCAATAAACTCTTTTTGGTCGGAACTAATACTATTTCCAATTTCCCAGATTTTAATATATTCAATTAAATCGTCTGCATCAATCAGTCTGCTCATTTAATTCCGCCACCTTTTATAATTTCATCAATTGTTGTATCTCCTTCTATGCAATATTTTTCAAATAAATAATTCTCTAATTGCTCTACAATTTCATTTACGTCAAAAGCCGTTGACTGTTCGTCAATTTTTTCAAGAATCTCTAAATCATCAGAATATGCACAATGTATTACATGTTTCAACTTATCTGCATCAATTAACCGCATATTTTATTCCTCCCACACTCCCAATAACCGCATTCTCTCATACAGTACAGCGACGGTCTTGCGCCTGTATCCGTAAAAGTCCTTCGGGTTCATCGGGATATATCTTTCTCTGCTGATTTTCCTGTAACTTTTCCGGTGTAGGATATTCTCGATAACCATATCCGCTATCACCGTGTTCTTCGGGCAAGCTGACAAGGCAGCACCGGAAAGCAGGTATCCGTACTCTGCCGGGAAGTCTTTCAGCATCGTATTCAGTTTTTCAATGTCCTCTGTCGGAATACCGTAGTCTTTCAGCTTTTTGTTCCTTGTCAGCATACCGTTCTCCTTTCTATTCGTCTGGGTGGTGTTTGTCGTACATGATCGCCACGCATACAAGGCCAACCACTCCAAATATAGTTCCAAGGGTGAATCCTAATAAGAATGTAATCATGCTTCCACCTCGCTATCCTCTGGCATCTGAAAGACCATTTTGTTCATAAGTACTTTTCCAATAGCTTCAGCCAGAAGTTCATTTTCTTTTCTGGCATTTTCATCGTATTCGTAAAACTTTTCGCCTTTTCCATGTTCTTCATATATATCTGTTTCGATCTTGGTTCTTTTTGGAGTGATTCTTGTAATCTTAACCGGAATATTTTTTCTATGTCGGAACGTCGATAACCACCCGCAATTCACCGTTCTAGCAATTCCGACGGTATCTCCTACCTTTAAATCGTCTCTGCTGATTTCTTTTAACTTAATATTCATTTCTCGTCCTACTTTCATTTACCCAAATGCTACCTGTCCGTTATTCTGTATATAAATCATCGGTGCAGCTTTACGCTCCATATCTCTCAATCAGCTCCTTATAATCATCACAAATCTGAATGTGATGCTTCTTTTCCAAATCATCAACCATTTCAGACAATGATGTTTTTCCAGAATTGATATCATTGATGTAGTTATTAATTCTTTTTACGGACTTCATGTAACGTTTCCATCCCCATCCATGTAATTCGTGCATTACATAGAACAAAATCACAAAATTCAGCACGTCAGACCAGTTCTTTCCATCCTCGAACCCATCATCAAAGGCTTTTAACTCCATCTCTTTTAACTCTTTCTGGCAGTTCTGGATAGACTGTGCGAACATATGAGATTGTTTATTTGTATATGGAATGAATGCTTTCTTTTTCTGCTTGATTTTTAGGCTTCCCATCCAACAACCCTCCTTATGTTTTCTGTTAAAGCATCAAACTGTTTTAACATCTTCCGACATCCGTTTCTAGTCACCTGCATATCTTCGGCGGAGTCATCTATCCAATATTTACCATCAATCAGATAACTGTTATCCAAGAATGTACGGAATCTGCATTTTGTAAGTCCGAATTTATTCATGATTTCTCTTTGTGTCAAGGACTCTACAAATTCACCGTCTGCTGCAACAATGTCATAAAGTTTCATTTTATCTCCTTGTTTATCTTTCTTATTCCGTACCCAACTGGAGTATATGCCCTGTCGGTACTGGGGTGGTTCGTCTTGAGCAAACCATCATCAACCAGATTATTGATATGCTTCCAGACCGTAGCTCTCCCGGCATCCACCCTTTCAGAAATCTCTGTAATCGACGGTGCATATCCAACCAGTTTAATATAACTGACGATATACATATAAATTTCTTTCCTGAGAGCCTGTCCCTGTTCGTATCTATTCTTTGTGTTGTACGGCATTTTGATTCTCCTTTTCCAATTCTTTTGCCTTATTAAACATCTTGGAAAGATAATTCGAATAAGCAACAAGCATGTGATCTACAAATCCATTTTTGTTATATTTTTCAGATACAACATGGATCTGTTCAACTACCTGCTGCCAGTATTCATCTTTTGCCTCAATTCCGGCAGTCTGGAGGACCAGTGCCGGAAAGTCAATCTGTAAAAACTTTATGGTGTTCGGTATCTGCTCATGCGTCACTCTCATACTTACGCACCTTCTTCTACCTCAAAACTCTGTTCAAGAAGTCGCTCGTTATCCTTGCTAAACGCCTTTATATAGCTCTGTTTTATCGGTCTGATAAAATGTATGCCGTTAGCTGATTTAGCCCGGGAAACAGCCACATAGAACTGTCCAGGATCCCAACAGCAAGGGTCAATGTTGATTTTTTCAAATGTCTGTCCCTGTGATTTATGAATGCTGATTGCCCAGGCAAGTTTTACCGGGAACTGAGAGAAAGAGCCTACTTTCTTACGGACAATCTTCTCTTTCACGATCTTCCGACCATCCTTTTCTTGTTCGGATTCCTCAATAACCTGTTTCTCAATGTCTTTATTGTATCTATATAAGCTAACTGTTTTGCCCTTATCAGTTTTGATAACCAGATAAGATTCTTCAAATTCTCCGTTTTCCACAATTTTCTGAATGATGCCAATCGTTCCATTAACGTAGTTTCCAGACAAATCATTGACTGTAATCATCACTTTTGCACCGATGTTAAGAATTAAGTCCTCTCTGGCAAATGCAATGTTCTTAATATCGGCAGATGTTAGCTCGCCGTCAACTGCTGCATGAAACACTTTTTCGGTCTTTTTATCCAACTTGCCAAGGAAAGTATTGTTAATTCT